GGAAACATCGGCGGCGGACTGATCTCCTCTGGCGGCGCTCAAGCCGCTAACAACGCTTCCGCTGCTTACAACGCTATGGAGGCCCAAAAAAATCGGGACTTCCAAGAGCGTATGGCTAACACCGCATATCAGCGCGCGATGGGAGACATGCGCGCTGCTGGCCTCAATCCAATTCTGGCCTACAGTCAGGGTGGAGCTGCAACGCCTTCGGGCGCTCAAGCATCAATGACTTTCCAAAACACAATGGAAGGGCTCGGCAAGGGCGTAGCCTCTGCCGGTGGCCTCGCTCGCAACGTCGCCGAGCTGCAACAAGTGAAGGCCGACACCGAGCAAAAAGTGACCACTGCAGATCTCAACAAGGCATCTGCGGATCTCAACAAGGCAAAGACTGTCCAGTCTGCGCAGGAAACGGCGACCTCGGCCGCCGACGCTCGACGCAAGGACGCGGAAACCGCGCTCACTGTCGAGCAAATGGACAACCCTAAGGCGTATCGCGCCCTCATGGGCGCTCAAGCTGGTCAAGCCACTTCGGCTGCTGGCAAGGCCGACGCCGAAACGTCCTATATTAAGCAATACGGTCCATTCGGACCTGCCGCGAGCGCCGGTACGCTGCTCGACGGCCTCAAAAAATATTTAACCCTCAGCCCTCCGCAGTCCACTTCTGCGAAGGACGAATTTAATCAACGCAAAGCGGCCCACGATGAACGCATGAAAAATGTCAAGGGCTGGGCCGATTATCTTAATCCGTTCAAATAGGAGTTGACATGTCAGACGACGAAATCTGGACCTACCAGCCCCGCTACGACGATCACGGAAAGTATCGTCGCAAGTTCGGCTTCTATCGGCCGCATGACCCCAAGCTGGGGACCTTCGATAACCTCATGCTCGACCAGAAGACCGGCGAGCTGGTCCCCATGCCGTCAATGACCAAGCAATCGGAAATGGAAGCTTGTGATATTCACAGCATCCTTAAATCGTTCAGCCAACAGGGCTTTGAAGCTCTGGTTCGCGAGCGCGCCGCGCTCGGCCAGTACGCCGATGTCCCCGACGAGCTGGACTACCAGCAGAGCCTGAACACCGTCATAGCCGCTCAGGCGGCTTTCGACGCCCTCCCCTCTCAGGTCCGGGAACGCTTTCACAACGACCCGGCCCGGTTCCTTGAGTTTCTCGGGAACCCGGAAAATCAGGAGGAGGCCATTCGCATGGGCCTCGCCGTCGACACGCGGACGCCCGAGCCTCCGCCTCAAAAAGTCGAAATCGTCAACGCGAACCCTCCGGAGCCCGTACAGGGCAATCGGGGGTAGATAGGGGGGAACCCCCTATCGGGAGGCGCGCAAGCGCCGTAGCCTCAAAAAAAGGGCCCTGCGGGGCCCTTTTCCTTGCCGAGCAATCGGCATATCAACCCGCGACCCGTCGCGGTAGGGCCGGCCAGCCGGCCCGTCAGCACATTGTCCCCCTTGATGTAAATGTGCTGAGTGACACCACACCCCTAATTGTGGTTCACTCTACGTGGACGCATATGTCCACAACCCGACCGGAGGTCTCCAAGTGAAACGACACAAAATGCCTCAGAAGGCATCCCAGCGGCTCTTTACTAAGACCGCTCAGAGGGTCCATCCCAAGAACACCATGATGCCCATGCGCGGCGGTATCCGCGCCTAGACACATGGCGTGCGACACCCCTCTAACGGCGTACCGGTCGCAGGAATTCAACCCTGCGACCGGGCGTTATGGGTTGACCTTCAACCCTCTTAAGTCACTGAGCGGCACTCCCGTTAAGGTGCCCTGCTCAAAATGCATCGGGTGCAAACTGGAGAGATCGCGACAATGGGCCGTGCGCTGCAAGCATGAGGCCCAGCTACACCCGGAAAACTGCTTCGTTACTCTCACCTACGACCGGGAACATCTACCGGTCGACTACTCGGTTCATCCGAGGGTTATGCAGCTCTTTCTTAAGAAGCTGCGCAAAACAATCGAGCCAAAAAAGGTCCGCTTCTTTCTAGGAGCCGAATACGGCGACAAAAATCTTAGGCCCCACTATCACGTCATCCTCTTTAACCACGACTTCACAGATAAAATCTTTTACGAAAAAACTGACCGTGGTGACTACCTCTACACATCTCCAAGCCTGACAAATCTTTGGGGCCAAGGTCTAGCTACTGTAGGTGCAATGACCTTCGAATCAGCGGCCTATACTGCTCGATACTCTACAAAGAAAATCACTGGCCCTAAGGCCAGCGATTTTTACCTCCGCGAGCATCCAGACCATCACTTCATCTGCCGCGTGCGCCCGGAATTCGGGCTCATGTCCCGCGGCAACAACTCCGGCGACCCCGTGTGGGGCGGCGGCATCGGTAGTGGATGGCTCGCAAAATACAAGTCCGACGTCTATCCATCAGACGAGGTCATATCGAACGGCCGCCCTGCGCGGCCTCCCCGCTTCTACGACCAGCAACTAACAGAGGAGGAGCTACACCCTATTGCCCTCAAGCGATCTATCGAGGGCAAGAAACACAAACAGCCAGACACCTATAATAACTTCCTCGGCCGCACCGAAACGCGCGCCGGAAAAATGTCATCACTCAAAAGGAAACTGTAATGGCTATCACAAACGCATACTCGCTCTACGACGTGAAGGCGCAAATGTACAACCTGCCCTTCTTCGCCATGAATCACGGCATGGCACGTCGCTCCGTCAGCGACCTCGTATCCGACATGAACACGACCGTTGGTCGCCATCCGTCGGACTTCAAGCTCTACTTCATCGGCGTCTATGACGACCAGACCGGCGACCTCGCGCCGCTGAAGATCATGGAACACGTCGTCGACTGCGTCGCGCTGGTTCCTCCTCCGGCGTCGCAGCTTTTCAACTTCGAGCGACGCCCGGAGCCCAACGGCCTCGACCGTCAGGAAGGAGCCAAGTAAATGGCACTGCCTTCCGTTATGAGCCACGACTTCAGCCGGGTTCCTCAGGCTGAAATCCCCCGCTCCTCTTTCGACCGTTCACACGGCCTCAAGACCGCATTCGATGCGGGCTGGCTCATCCCGATCTTCGTGGATGACGTTCTTCCGGGTGACACGTTCACCCTCAATATGACCGGCTTCGCACGGCTGGCTACGCCGCTGCATCCGTTCATGGATAACGTGTTTTTCAACACGTTCTTCTTCTTCGTTCCAAATCGCCTTGTCTGGAACAACTGGCAAAAGCAGATGGGCGAGCAGGACAACCCCGGAGACTCCGTTGACTTCATCACACCGCAAATCGTGTCCACTGCGGTCACGGGCTACGCTGAGAATTCAATCTTCGACTACTTTGGGCTACCTACTAAGGTGCCCGGGCTGTCTCATTCAGCTCTGCCGCTCCGGGCTTATAATCTCATCTACAATACGTGGTTTCGAGATCAGAACCTGCAAAACTCCCTCGTCGTCAACAAAGGCGATGGACCTGATCTCCCCACGGACTACACCCTCAAGCGACGCGGCAAGCGTCACGACTACTTCACCAGCTCGTTGCCGTGGCCCCAAAAGGGCACGGCCGTTACCATCCCTCTCGGAACACAGGCGCCCGTTACCGGAATCGGCGCCTACTCTGGCAGCTACACCGCCTCTGCCAGCATCGCCTACGAAACCGGAACAACCAGCATGCCGGTCGGCACTATCGGTGCCATTCCCGGAGCTGGCCTCTGGATGCGCGGCACCTCTGCCGGTGCTGTCGGCGCATCCAATCGACCGCAAATCTATGCGGACCTGACCAATGCTACCGCAGCCACCATCAACCAGCTGCGGCAAGCCTTCCAAATCCAAAAGCTCTATGAAAGGGATGCCCGTGGCGGTACACGCTACACGGAAATTATTAGGGCTCACTTCAATGTCGTCTCACCAGACGCCCGGCTTCAACGGCCGGAATATCTTGGAGGAGGGCAGGCACCGGTTAATCTGCACGCGGTGCCTCAAACCTCTGCATCCGATACTGAGCCCACACCTCAGGGTTCCCTTGCTGCTTACGGCGTCTCGCAAATGTCCGGCCACGGCTTTTCTAAGTCGTTCACGGAACACGGCATCATTATCGGCCTCGTGTCGGTGCGTGCTGATCTGAACTACCAGCAGGGCCTTAACCGCATGTGGTCCCGCCGAACGAAGTTCGATTACTACTGGCCCGCCCTCGCCATGATCGGCGAGCAAGCCGTTCTCAATAAGGAAATCTATGCCCAAGGAACTGCAAACCCCACCGCAGATGCTGCTGCTTGGGGCTATCAAGAGCGCTTTGCCGAGTATCGGTATAAGCCATCAGTCATTACAGGCGCTCTACGATCAAACGCTGCTACACCTCTGGATACATGGCACTTGGCCCAGAATTTCACTGCGGCTCCAGCTCTCAATGCTGCGTTTATCGAAGACAACCCCCCGATCGATCGAGTGATCGCGGTCCCGTCGGAACCTCACTTCATCTTCGATTCGTTCTTCAAGCTTCGCTGCGCACGCCCCATGCCCCTGTATGGCGTGCCCGGCCTTATCGATCATTTCTAACGATGATCGAATCCATCATTGGCGCTGGGATCAGCGCCCTCGGAAACATCGGCGGCGGACTGATCTCCTCTGGCGGCGCTCAAGCCGCTAACAACGCTTCCGCTGCTTACAACGCTATGGAGGCCCAAAAAAATCGGGACTTCCAAGAGCGTATGGCTAACA